GGAGCGAAACCCACTGCGAGCCGTCCCAAATGCGAACATCAGCCATGATTACTTCCTTTCAGATGTCATCGAGGGTGGGATAAGTCTTAAGGTCATCAAGAGTCCGGTATGTCTTTGATGCCGGTTCTTCGATCCAGAAGTCGCCGGGCTTGGTCGGGGCTGGTTCCGTAAGTTGGACGAAAACGCTGACAGACTCTCCGGCCGGGCCCTGGGGACCAACTGGACCGGCTGGACCGGGAGTGCCGCCGCTGCCGCTGCCCCCGGACGCAACTGGCTGCCAGTTGGTGCCGTCCCAGTAGTAGAGGAGGTTTGCCATGCTGTTAGCCCAACCGAGAACTCAGTCCAGCCACCTCCTCACGCAAGGCTGCCACCTCCTCACGAAGGCCCGCCACCTCCTCAAGGAGCAACTTCAGATCAACGGCAGCGACGGGCTCGCCACCCTCACCGGCCACTCCGCAAGTGACCGGCTGCCAGTTTGTCCCATCCCAGAAATGCAGGCAGTTCGCCATGGCCTACTTTTTCCGCTTCCTGCTTCGGGTGGGCTGCGGTAGTTGAGCCTTAACTGCCTTCAGTTCCTCGCGTAGTGCCTGAATCTCAGCCATTGCCTCATCAAGCAAAACCTTGGGTGCAAAGTTGGTGTCAACGTAATCCTTGCGGGTCAGGTGACTGGCCGCAGTTGGGGCCGTGGCAGTGCTTTCCACGTTCCCAGTCACCGACACAACACCTGAGATGTTGGTGATGGTTGGGCCCGTGGTGCCAAAGCGGATTGCGGCCCCAGAGGCCTTCACATCCAACTGGACGGCCGCCGTCAGGCTGGTGGTCGTGGCAAGCAGAAGATTCGTAGTGCCAGACCGGATGGCAACGCCGCCGCTCGACCCGAGGATGTTGTACGTCCCGGCCCACGAAATCGTGTTGACGGCGGTGGGGGCAACAATCGTCCCCGTCATCGTCCCGCCAGCCAGTTTCAGGAACGTCGTGCTGCCCGAGATAGCCCCGTCAACGTACTTTTTGTTGGCGAGGTCGTTATCTACGGCTGGAGCGAACGGGGTCTGCGGATTCGCCCCGAGGAACTGCACTTGCGCCGTATCGGGGGAAGCCACGAACGCTTGCTTGCCGCCCGGCATATACAAACGGTAATACGCGCCATCGTAGTATGTATAAACGTCGGTACCGTTGAACCCGGCGGGTCCGGCGTTTGGCGAGTAGCGTAGGGGGCCGTTCATTACGTCACCGGCTTTGTTGACGTAGTTCCCGGCGAGGGAGGCCGAAACAACGCCATTGCCGTCTATCGCCAGCCCGCCGCCGATCTTGATGCCGCCCAGGGTGGTGGCACTCGCCATAGGGAGCGTATAGGTGCTTCCGGCACTGGCACTGATCGTCCCGTCCGCAGTAACCGTTATCCCGCTGCCGATCTTCACGCCGCCAAGGACGCTGGCCGTGGCAGGCGGGAGGGTGTAGGTGCTGGATTGGCTATCAACGTATTGCTTAGTGGCCGCCTGGAGGGGCGCGGTTGGGTCGGCTGGCAGGACGATTGGCACCGTTGACGTAATCGCCGTCGGCCCAAACGCGACAATCGTCGCCCCGCTCTTACGGACCAAGAGGCCGGTATTGTTGTCGTAGAGGGCAAAGCCGTTTTGCGTGGATATGAAATCCATTGTCGCCGGAACGCTAATGGCCCCGGTCATCGTCCCGCCCGCCAGTGGCAGGTAGGAGCCAGACGGGACACCGGCAACCTTCGCGTCAACGTATTGCTTGGTGGCTGCCTGAAGTGCCGTGGTCGGATCAGCAGGCAAGGTGATTGGCTTGTATGCCTCAACGAGGTTCACGCCAAAGTTCAGCACGTTGGTCGTGCCATACCTGACTGCCACGCCCGCAGTCGAGCCCATGAAGGCAAAGTTGGAAGCAGTGCGGAGGAAGTTGATGGAGTTCGGCACGTTGATCGTGCCCGTCATCGTGCCGCCAGCCAGCGGTAGGTAGCCGGTGGTGTCGGTGACGCTCAGTTCCCCGGTGACCGTGATCGACAGGCCAGTGCCGACCCGGATGCCGCCAAGAGTGGTGGTCGTTGCAGGCTGGAGCGGGGCAACGGCGGGGATGTCTTCGAGCCAGACCGTGCCATCGTCGTTGATGGCGGCGACGTACTTCCCCTCTTGCGGGAAACTGGCGAACACGCCGCCGAGGGCCATGTCCTGAGGGTAGGGAAGTTTCGTGTAGACGAACCCGTCGCTGCCCAGGCTGGTGATGTTGCCGTCATCGGCAGAGACTGCTGACGGGCCGGGAAGCCCTTGCGGGCCCTGCACGCCCTGAGGCCCCTGAACACCCTGCGGACCCTGCACTGGTCCGGCGTCAATCCACGATGAGGTGTCTGCATCCCACACAAAGCCATGGGCAGGCTCGGGGGTGGCGACGATGTACAGATCACCCTGACCGGCAGCGAACGGAAGCGAGGCTTCGTCTTCAACGGTTCCGCAATAGGTGATGCCTAGGCCTGCTGGCCCCTGCAATCCCTGCTCGCCCTGGATGCCTTGGACGCCTTGTGGTCCCTCCGGCCCGACAGGACCGACCTCGCCTTGCTCTCCACGCTCACCGGCTGGAATCTTGAACGAAAGCAGGGCCTTGTTCACGCTGCCAATGTTCACGACCGACGCCGGAAGGCCCGGCTCAATCGTCAGGGTCTCGGCCACCTCAATCGTGGCGGCCTCGCCCGGGTCTCCCTTCTCGCCGGTAGGAAGCAGCGAGTCAGGTGCGTTTGGCTGAATCCAAAGGTCGCCAATCGTTCCACCAGCCGCTGGAGTGGTCTCGGAGACGATGTGAACCGTGCCGTCGGCCGCTGCACCGCCACCAGAGCCTGATACCTCGATCCACTGGCTGCCGTCCCAGATGTTGAGCGTCCCGCTGCCGTCGAGCCAGAGGTCGCCCTCGCCGGGACTCCCGGGGGCTGTAACCGAGGTCGTGAAGTCGATGGAGTCACCGGCCGGACCCTGAGGGCCAGCCGGACCAGCAGGGCCAGCGGGCCCGCGAGACATCAGGTAGGGCAGTTGCGACCAGCGGGTGGAGCCGGTGCCGATCTTGAGTTTGCCGGTGGGATAGCCGATTTCGTAGCCAAACTCGCCGGACTCTAGGACCGGATCGTTTTTCAGCCAGTTTTCAGCAGTATCCTGGCGGACTTTGATCCTTTGAGAGACCTTCTCGTAGGAGTCAGAGCCGTAAAGCCCTTCGCGGTGGCTGGGCGGAATGATCGACATAGTTGGGCTCCTGCCCTATTTATGTCGTTGGTGCCAGTCGGCAGATCACGCTGGCTTGCTTTTCTTCTTCCAGCGGGGCACATGCTTGGACTTCACAAGTTCCTCTGCCTGCCTTTTGGTTAGCGAGGGGTTCTTGGATAGTTCCTTGCGTGTGAGTTCACGGAGGATTCTTGGGTTGAGGTCAGTCTTGACCGTCGGCAGGTCGGCCACCGGCTTGTGGTTAACCGACCCGGAAACCTCCAAGTTCCGCTCCTTGGCCACCCGGAGAACGTCATCACGGCCAGACACCCATGCCTTGGGGTCGCACCAGCCTCGCTTGTCTGCGATGCCTGCCATGTAGTATTTGCCGGTGATGTCTATGCCCGATGCCTTGGCTTCCTTGATGATGTAGTTGGCCTGACGCTTGGGGAGCCCGTCCAGCCACTCTTGGTTGTTCCGGCCCTCCATAAAGGTGCGGTCGGAGCCTGTCACGCCCGGAGCCTGCTGGAGGGCCAACATGGTCGCAAACCTTTCGGTCTGGCCGTCCGCGATCATGCGGAGCCAGTGCTGCTGGACCGCTGGGCGGGAGTCGGCAATCTCCTGGGGCATCATTTGCTTAACAGGCATGGGACAACTCCTCCTGAACGAGGGACTTGAGTGCCGATTCGTAGACCTCGCTGGCCTCTTCTGGGCTGCGAAACATACCCAGATACCTGCCACTGAGTCGGGCAACGTACCTGTCTGCATTGGTGTGCTTGCTGACCCCCCGAGGCAGTTCCTGACGCTTCCTAGAAGCAGCCCGCCCGGTTCCCGCCACGTTCATCTTTCGGGTGGCGGGCCTAAGATTTTCGATTCGGCAGTCAGTCCTGTCCTTGTTGACATGATCTAGTTCGCGGGGAACTGAGCCGAACCGGAGGAACCAGACGTACCTGTGGAGTGACCACCACTTTTTCTTGATCCTTGTGTACAGATACCCCTTGGTGTTAGGCCTCCATGTATATGCCTCGACCATGGGGGAAAAGCACTCGTCGTAGGTCATTACGGGCTCAACTCCTGCGGAACCTGAGGCGGCGGGCCTTCTGCGGGCGGCCCTGCTGTTGCCCCGCCCCCGCCATCACTGGTTGGAGGGCCCCCTGGGCCTGGAGGAGGAGCCCCGGGGGACGCAGGAGGCGGGGGCGGGGGCTTGGGCACAAGAAACTGCTTGGGGTCAATGTCCAGGCTCTTGGCCCACTCCGAGACCAGTGCATTGAAGGGATCGACCACGCCCATGGGGATCAGGTTCTGGAGAACCGGACCAAGGGTCTGAATGGCCATCTGCATCTGCTCGACCTTCCCGGCCTTGTTGGGTTTCCTCGCGCTGCCAGCCTCGATCCGGTAGTCGTACTCTCGGGCCAGTGAGTTGATGTCGATGTTCTGGATCATCTGGCCCCAGACCTCGGCACCGAGCGGACCAAGAATGGGGGCTACGTCATCGGGCTCCAGCAGCCAGCGGGCAGCCATGGCCTCCTTGCGGGCCAGTTCACCCATGGCATCTTCCAAGACGTTAGCCATATCATCAGGCCTAACGCTGATCTGTTCCGACTTCACCTGGGCTTCAGCCGCACTCCGAAACTGATTACGAGTCATGCCGTAGACCAGTTCCGTCAAGCCAACCCGTTTGTCGAACATATCCATGACGGCTTGCATGATCTGCCAAATATCAGGCGTCACGGTTGGCATCTGGAAAACTGAAACGATGTCGTTGACCGAGCGGCCCAGGGTCTCGGACAACTCGATCATGGAGAACCCGGATTCTTCGTGCTTGAGAATCTGCTCCTTGATGTCATCGCCAGAGGCCTTGGCCACGCCCACCAGGGTCTTGCACGACACCATCAGCCGCCCGGCCAAGAAGGACAGGCACCAGTTCAGGAACTTGAGTTCCGACAGGCCCGGCTTCAAATGAGAGATTGGCCAGATGTATCCCGGCTTCCGGTGGAACTGGAGCGGGGTGAAGGGCCAGCCGTTGATCTCGGCAAAGAACGGGATCGGCCACCGGGTCTGGGTGAAGATGGCATTGGGCACGCCAGTCTCGTCGGGCGGCTCAAGGGCGATCTCCTTAGGGCAGTTCAGGGGGTAGTCCACTCCTTCTGCCACCACGACATAGCAGTGGCTGCCGAGTGCATCGAACATCCCGGCGAACTCTTTCGGGGCCCCCTTTAGGCCGTGACCAAAGCCCGTCTTGGAGTAGATTTTCCAGTAGACGATCAGGTCGTTGGTCTTGCCGTTCCGCTTCTTGGACTTGTAGTCCCTGTCCTCTTCCTGAGAGCGGGAGACGTAACTTTCCAAATGGCCCTTCAAGTCATCTCGGTTCAGGCCGTACTGGCGAGCCACATCGTCAATGGGGTGGATGCAGCGGCGGGCACACCACAGGATGTCCTCCTGCTCGTCGGCGTCCGGGTCCATCAGCAGGTTGTCCACCGAATCGGCAAACGACCCTACGATGCCGAACGTCTGGCCCTCGTCCGGGCCGGGGAGTTCGACCAGTTCCGTCCACCAGACGCCCATCCCCTTGATGATGCCTTCGTCCACGACCCGCCTGGAGTTTTCCTTGAGATTCAACTCGACGGGCGTGTAGTTCAAGTAGGACTCGATCAGGCTGCTGACCGTCCGACGCATCTCCTCGATCATCCCGACCTGCTGCGAGGCCTGCATGAAGGCCTGGATTCGCGGGTCGGGGAGCGGCTGCCCGGTCATCGGGTCAACCTGGGGCGGCTGACTTGGGTCGATACCAAGGGCCTGTGGCGGGATTACCGGGAAGGTTCTCGGCGTCACCGTCCGCACGGGGTTCCGAGAATAGATGACGGACCCGAATAACTTCACGGCCTCGAAGGCCTTGTTAATGGTCATCCTGAACGATGGGGGAGCGATCTTGGAATACTGGCTGCCCGGCTCATTCCTGGGCTTCCAGAACCAGTCTCCGGCCCCGTCGAAGAAGTTCATGCACTCCTTGGCGTCCATGCTGAATGGCCGCTTGTGCTTCTCGGCCAACTTCAACTTGGCAAGCCAGGAAGTTGCCACCGACCGCAGGGCATCCTCCATCATCTTCTGGGAGGGCCCCTCGTCGGGCAGCGGCGGCAGGCCCCCCTCCGATCCCTCGGCGGGGAGTTCAGGCTGGAGATTTTCTTCCATACCCTCTTTATGTCACCGGGAGTAGCGGCGGCAGCAGTACCAGCGACCCCTGGAGTCCTGGGCGTACCCAACATCCATGGTCTTCATCCCTGAACTGGAGTAGCAGCAGTTCCGGTATGCCGAATCGCGGTTCATCCCCATGCCGCACCCCTCGTATGAGTAAGGGTTGCCGCCGAAGTGCCCGACCCTTCCGAGCCGGGCCATGGTTTCAGCCACTCCCTGGGCGGTGGCGTTGGCGACGGCCCGAACCGGACGGCACTGGCCGTTGGCACAGTTCTGGGCAAAAGCACCCCGGGCGAGGCCAAGGGCGAGAATCAACGTGAGCGTGCGAATCTTCATTCTTTGTCCTCCTTCTTCTTGATGGATGCGGCCTGAAGTTTCAGTTTGGTGATAAGGCCCTGAACCTCCTTCAAGGCAATCGTGCTGGGATGGAGGGTGAACGCACCCCACCGGCCCCAAGCGGCTGCCGTGTCGTTCTCTTTCCAGAACGGGTCATCCTTGTGGCGGACGGACGGCTTCTCCACGAAACCGGCATCCTCGGCATAGACCAGCAGGGTGATGGTCTGGTTGCCGGGCTTCTTGGAAATCCACCCCATGGCCGGGTCTTCGGCCGAGTAGGGGTTGCTGTACCAAAGAACCATGTCGCCAACAGAGAGGTCGGCGGTGAAAGAGTCGGGCATCTTGTCCTCCAAAACGGGCGTTCCGAGTGTGGTCTCCGGCCACGGAACCCATGTTCAGGAGAGACTTGCTAGACAACAAGAGTCATTCGTCAGGCGACCCAGGTCT